CGCAGGTAGGAGGGCGTCACCAGGGAGCACGCGGGTTTCGCGTGCCCCAAGGAAGGAGTAGGTCTCGAACAGGAAACCAGCATACCCGCGGTCCCGGTGCGCCGCGCGCCCCCACACAGTTGTGTGGAGGTGCCCGTCACCGTAGCCCGCGGGCCCCCAAATCCGTATCGCCTCTGGAATCCAACTAAGGACCCGATCAGCGAACTCATCGAGGAGCTTTCCCTTATAAAAATTGTAGAGGGAAAACAGCTGAGGATAGCCTACCTCGTCTAGGTAGGCCGGCCTTATATCTATTCCCTTGTAGTAGTCCTTTCCGCACGACTCCCTGAACGGACCCTCCCAGAACGACTTGGAAGGGTTGGGCGTAAAGCCCAAGTCGCGTAGAACCCCTATCAACTGAGGCGCACAAGCAGCCGGGACGATTATGTCGTCACCGTACACTCGCACTGCCCCCTCACAACCCTCAGCCTCAGCCACCGAAGTGGCAAAGGACCAAAAGAGGAGCGTCTCAAGAGGAAACGTCGTTCCGTTGCCCATGCTCGAAAATTTCTCGAGCACGATTCGCCGCCCCTGATAGGTGACAGATCCGCTCCTGGCAGCAGCCAGGAGATCGAACCAGTCATCTGGGAGCAGGTCGAGCACCAAATTGGTGGCAACGGTATCCGACGCAGAACTCAGGTCTATGGTAGCTAGGCTACCATCGATGGACCCTTGACGCGCTAGAGCCTGGTTAGGCTCCTGACGTCGAAGATCTAGACCACACTCTGTCAACAGCCTTTCAGCCATTAACCGCCCGATACCCCCTTGGAGAAGGGTATTCAATACGGGCTCGACCACGATTCCGCGGTCGACGAGGCTACTTTTGGGCACGAAGCCTAGGGCTCCGTCGACAATGTCGACAGGAACCCCTTTGACCTGCTCACCGTGTTCAGCGGGACACTGCTCCGATCCTTCATGGAACCCATTGGTCACAAAATCTGACCATGCAGGGAACTCATTGAGGAGACGCGGTAGCAGTGGCAGGAGGCTCGGGCTACACTGGAAGCCAGCGGACAACTTTGTGCGCGGACTGGCTTTTCTTTTCACGACTTCGGTCGTGGCGCCAGGTCCAAAGCAGTAACTTAGGTCAGACACGTCTGGAGCGTCCCCGAGTACTCGTGCGATTTTTCGTGCGGACGTGTGGAGTACTCGTTCGACGTATGGGCGGAATTGCAAATCCACCCTAGCGCGCGCTCGGAAACACTCA